TAGTGTCTTTTCAAATCGTCATAACGTTTCTTAAAGACACGTTCTTCGGCATTTTCAGGGCGTTCAGTTGAAGGAGTAGCCTTACCATCTAAGTTTGCAATTTCTTCTGATGCTTCAGTGTCCTTTTGAACGGTTGCTGTGTCTGCTTTTTGTTTTTGTTCCCTATTGAATTTAGCTAAATCACCTCTAGCAAATGCTTCAGTTTCAGCATCGTCTCTTTCACGTGGCTTACTATAAAGTGCTGCCGTAGGTTTTTTAGTAGATTCCTTTTTAGGAACCGCAACTTCAGTTTCTTGTGAAACCTTAGTTTCGTTTTCTTTGTTTTCCATTATTTTTTCCTCTTAAGGTTGAGTGCCTTATGGATAAGGGTAGCTCTAAACTTGTTCCATATTTTGTGGGCTGGACATTAAACCTGCTGTTTCAGTAGGTTGTTCTGGACCAGGTGGCACATTTGCTTGTTGTTCCATTTGTTGGTCTTGTAATGATGTAACATCAGCAATAAATGTATTTACTGCTTCCTGTGCATCTTGACCCCCATATCTCTGCATAGCATATTCTGCCACAACAGATAATGGGAAAATTACATTAGGTTCATCACTTCCATAAGCGTCCATTACTTCTTTGAACTCTGGTATGATTTTTGCTAATGCAGTTCTAACAGATGGGGATAAGACAGATTGTAATGCTGCCTGATCCTCATCGGTTAAACTCTTTGCCCGTTCTGCAAATTCTAATTCTATAGGAGTTGCATCGGGAAATTCTTCTTGTAAAGGATTACTTGGTGCTTGAGTTTGGGTACTAGCAGGGGCAACCTGTTGAGGTTGTCCTTTTCCTAAAGCACTTAAGTCAGGTGCTGTAGGTATACTAGGTTTTGTATTCATTAAACCTGTTGTTGTTGCTGCTTCGCCTTTACTATTAATTGCCATTATTTATCCTTTAATTGTTCTTTTAATTGTTGATCGTCTGAAATCCATTCTAAATCTGTATAGCTTTTTGTTAAATCCATTAAAAAAGTTTTTACATTATTTTCAACTAATTTCATATTATGATACTTTGTATATCTTTTATGTAATGAAGTATTTGCTGTCATTGAATAAATTAATTCCATATTATATTTTTTTGCTAATTTAAATATTTCCGTAATACAAAGATTTAATCCTTTATGTATACTTTTTATATTAGCAGTTTTATCTGCAACAATCCATTCCATTACAGAAAAATTTGAATCAACACATCTATATAAACCACCAGCACATATAGGAATATTATTTTCTTCTACAATAATTCCATCAGGCGGTAAACATTTTTTTGGAACTATACCAAATTCATGTTGTTTCCACCAGTTAACTAAATAAGGATAGTCTTTATCCAAATTCCAGTTTCTAGCTTGCATTTAATATTTTTTTATTCTTCTCGTTTAAAATAACTACGTGCTCTCTCCAGTTATCAAAATAAGTATTACCTACTTCACGTAATTTATCTTTTTCTTCTACTTCAAAATAATCTGTAAATAGAATATTATTAATTAAAATTCTTCTTTTATCTGTTCCAAGTGTATAAACAACATGTTCATCATTACCTAAAGATTTACCATGTTTAGTATCTTTAACTTCTTTCCAAATACCTTCTTCATTTACCATATGCGTACCTGAAACTTTAATTCCTTTATAATCATACAAGTCGGTAATTAAAAATTTACCTAAAGCAAAAACATTTCCACCAACTTTAATATTATCTTTTAAATCTATATCTATAATTTTTTTCTTAGACCCATCAGCCATTGTAATTTCTGTATCAGGTAAAAAACAGCCTATTATACCACCAATTGCACCGCCTATAACTCCACCTATTGGTCCACCAACTGCTGTTCCTATTGCTGCACCAGCACCCATTCCTTTTGCTTCACTTTCTTTTGCTCCAATAACTTTACCTAAGCCATATCCAGCTGCTCCAGCCATTCCAACACCACCTAATGTACTTTGACCTATAGGCATTGAAGTAAATGTACTACTTTTTAAATTTAATGGAGTAATATTAGTAATTTTACCAGCGTTTTTCCAAGTTGAGTATCCCTGTAATGCTAAATCAGCTCCTTTAAATAGCATATCAGCTGTTTGCTTACGTTGTGCAAGCTTGTTCTGCTGTTCAATTAGTTTATAAGCTTTATCCAATCCTCCATCGGAAGTTCCAGCCATTGGTTTCATACTCATAACCTTTTCTAAAGATGTCATTTCAGTAGATTCAGGAGTTATTGCCCCTGGAGTATAATCAATTGTTCGTTTTTCAGGTTCTACTTCTGTAAATTGTCCTGTATTTTCATCAAACTTTACTTGTCCAGGAATTTCTCTTGTAATTTTTTCTGTTTGTTCTGTAATTGATGGTGAACTAACTAAATTTTCTTTCTTTTGACCTTCATAAGCTTCAAACTCTTGGGTATTAAGAGTAGTTTTCTGAGGTTTATCAACCTCTTGGTACTCATATTGTCCCTGATCATTTAAAACTAATTGTGATGCCATTATATTTTTTCCTTATTTCGTTTAATTGCCACCTCTAAGTTGAGGATCTGTCGCACTAAACCCAGTTTCCCCTGGCATTGGTGCATTACCTGTACCGATGTTGCCACCTCCAGCTCCTGTTGGATCTGTTGGCGAAGCTCCTGAAGGTACTGGACCAGGTGATCCCATTTCTGCTTGTCCTCCAGCAGCGGCTGTATTGTTTTGATTTCCATTTGCTAACCCCATTATATGTGCATAGATCGCAGCTTTTTCTGGATCATTGATTAATTGATCTGGATCAATGTCTAATGACTTAGCTATTTCTTTTAAGCAAGTATGCCATCTGACAAATGGTGCTAAAGAAGGATTTGATGCAGTCTGCATAAACGTCATCAACCTTTGTGAGCGTACTTCTTTTTGCATTAAAGAAGAAGTGCCTCGTGCTTTAACTTCCAAATCACCTTTTATTTTTGGAGTATCTTCATTAAATTGCATATTCCAATGAAACAAGGATTCTCCTAGAGGTTTTAGTAAATAGTCATCAATATTTTTGATAACTGTTTTTATACTTAATGCTGCAGCTCCCATTAACATTGACATTCCTGCTGCAGTTCTTGTTGTTGATTGTACTCCTGTTGCTCCGTGCGAGTATGAAGGAATACCTGTTGACTCATCTGCCAACTGTCTAAATTTATCAAACATCATTAAGTTTTCATTTGCTGTATTTGGAAACTTAACTCCATGTAATGCCTGACCTGGCTGACCACTTTGTCTTCTAAATATTTTACCAGGAAATACTTTCATGTCTTGACCTGGAACTAGTAATGTTTCATCAACATCAAATACTAAATTTCCTGCTAATGCCAAGTTATCAATTGCCATTCTTGCATGACCATTCATAACCTGTTGTGAATCTTCCATATTTTCTGGAATACCTACTCCAAAGAATTGATATGGATTAACTTCGTATGGTGAAACTAAATATGGTAATCTTGTTGGTGTAAATGGATTTTCAATTATTCTTAAAATATGTCCACCACAAATCCAAGCATTAATATTTACAACTTCACTATCTGTTTCGTATTTAACACCGTACTCATCAGCTAATTTTTTATCTATAGATCCCCAAAATTCTAAAACCTCATATCTATTTTTATATAGCTGTGTAACATTTTCTCTATCATAAAGTGAAGATTCGTATCCTCTCGTTTGATAGTTTGGTCCCATTTCAAGACAAGCTCTTATAGCTGCTTCCTTAAACATAGGTTTACCAATTAAATTTTCTAATTGTTGTTTATTGTAAGAATGTCTTTGGATAACATACTCACAGTCTTTTATGTTTGTTGCATTCGGATCTGGATAAAAATCCCAACATGAAACAGCTTCAATCGAAGGAGTTGATTTTGTTTTTGCAACATATACACTACTTTCATTCCCTTCTTGGTCTGTTGCTGTATCATAGCTATGATATGTTTTTGAATCTGTAAATGGTCCTTTTAAAATTCCTGTTCCTAATAATGCCATCTCAAAAAATACATGGCGTAATATTGTAATTGCCTGGCTTTCTTCTAATTGATCATGGATAAGTTTTTCCATTTGTTCTGCAGCTAAACGTGCAGGTTCAATTTGAGGTTGACCTTGTGGTGCAGGACCTGTATCAAATCCTAAATCTTTGTAATCTTGTGCTATAGATTGTAATAAGTCTGTTGCTGTAGCACCAGGTTTTAAAGCTTGACCATCACCTTCATAACCATAAACACTTTTTGCTACATCTTGAGCTGATGGTTCAGCATCTACTCCGTTTGCTTTTGCTGTTTGTGGATTTAAATGTGCGTATCTATCGCTATTCTCAGGTACTGTAGTTGGGGAAACACCAAGAGGAAATTTTCCTTGTGAGAATAAAACTTCTATAATCTGCCCAAAGGATGCTAAAACTTTTGTTTTTGTAATCTTAACAAAAACTTTAGAGTTCTCATTAGCACGAAACATCATTTCAGGTCCGTATAGACCTCTATAATTTCGATATGCCTTTAGCCATCTTTTTTCATCATATATTTTAGAAGTCTCAGATTGCTGAAACTTCTGTCGTATATAACCAACTAAAGGATTAACTTCCTCTGTGTATGGTTTTTTTGCCATTAAATAAACCTATTAGTAATCTCTTTGCTCAGCCATTTTAAAGATCGAAGCGTCTACTTTTGATTTCTTTCCTGCTTTTTCTGAAGCTGACGATAAATCACCCTGTTTAATTTTTTCATTAGGGTTCATTTCTAATTTAGCATTTTTAGTTTTGCCAACATCAGGTGC